AACGTTTGGCATCGGATTGGCCGCAAACCAATTTGGTGCGGAATTCTTCGGTAACGGCGCGAACGTCGGGGGAATGTTAGTACACCCCGGACGTTTGACGGATGATGCCTACAAACGTTTGAAACATTCATGGCAAACGGCAAACGCCGGTTTGGGCAATGCACACAAGACGGCGATTTTGGAGGAGGGGATGAAATTTGAAAACATGACCATCCCGCCCGATCAAGCGCAATTCCTACAAACGCGCAAATTCCAAACGGAGGAGGTCGCGCGGTTTTTCCTCATTCCCCCGCACATGCTGGGCGATTTGTCGGCATCATCGACGCGTGCGAATATTGAGGAACAGGGAATTCAATTTGTCCGCAACACGATTCGTCCATGGGCGGTTCGGATTGAGGAGGAATTCAACACCAAATTGTTCCGGTTGGATGAGAATGATGAATATTACATTCAATTCAATTTGGAGGGATTATTGCGCGGTGATATCAAATCACGATACGACGCGTATTCCGTCGGTCGCCAATGGGGTTGGTTGTCCGTGAACGATATCCGCAAAATGGAATCGTTGAACGACATCGACGGCGGTGACGTTTATTTGCAACCATTGAACATGATTGATGCGTCAATCGACAATCCGGATGCCAATGTCGTGGAATGATTATCCAAAGGCGGCGTCGGACAACGCACAACGGGCGTTGGATTTTAAGGAATCCAATGGTTCGGATTGTGGAACATCCGTCGGTTGGTTTCGCGCACGTCAATTGTCATCACGCGCCGATATTTCGGACGAAATCGTGAAACGCACGTTTTCGTTTTTGTCGCGGGCAAAGGTTTACGACCAAGGGGATTTCGTCGATGGTGACGGAAACCAAATTTGCGGTTCCATCATGTACGCCGCGTGGGGTGGCGACGAAATGCGTGATTGGGCCGAACAAACAATTGAAAAGATGAACGACACGGAGGAACGCCCATATCCGGGCGAACACGCCGCACGTTTGATTGACCCGGAAATGTTTGACGAATTCCGTCGTGAGAATGACGCATTCGGTGAGGGCATACATGCCATTTACGGAATCAAGGATGGCGTGAGCGAATTGCAGGCAATCCGATTTGATGCGGAAAAATATTCGGTCGAGGATGCGCAAATGTGGTTGGACGAAAACGGACACGATCCGATTTTGTTTGAACCGGCATTGGAGGAATCCGCGGTGCGTGAAAAACGCGCCCCCGGTGAAATCGTTTCGTTTGATTACGACGACACATTGACCACCGACCATGGTTTGGAATTATTGAAAAACGAAATTGAATCCGGTTCAATCGTTTATATCATTTCGGCGCGCAACGACGATGCCGAAATTTTGGCGTTTGCCGAATCCAATGGTGTCGATGCGGGCAATGTGTTCGCCGTCGGTAGTAACGCCGCCAAAATCGAAAAAATCAATGAACTGGGCGTTGTTCGTCACTATGACAACAACCGCGACGTGATTGATGAATTGGATGGTGTTGGAATTTTGGTTGAACCCGTTTCCGAACCAATGGTTGAGGAAAACGCGGCACCCGATGAATTGTCCGTTGGCGATTTCGTTCGCTGGAAATCCGGCAACGGGTTCGCATACGGGCGCATCATTGAAACAAACAACGATGGCGAATTGTCATCGGATTCGGGGTTTGTTGTAACGGGTACGGCCGACAACCCCGCCGCATTGATTCGTGTTTATGAATACGACGCGGAGCAGGGAGCGTACACGGAACGTCAACCGATGTTGAACGTGGTTCACCTGTTTGCAACGTTGGAAAAATTCGACGCAGAGGTTCGAAACAACGTGCCGGTCATGGAACGACGTTCGGCGGAATTTCGCGCCGAATATGACGGCGAAATCGTCCGTGGATATGCCGCCGTGTTCGATTCATATTCCGAAGATTTGGGCGGGTTTATTGAAATAATCAAACCGGGTGCATTTGACGATGTGTTGAACGACGACGTTCGCGCATTTTACAATCATTCCGATTCGTTTTTGTTGGGCCGCGTTTCATCGGGAACGTTACGCGTTTGGGCCGACGCAACGGGTTTGGGTTATGAGGTCAAAATGCCAAATACAACATACGCAAATGATTTGATTGAATTGATGCGCCGTGGCGATGTCAATCAATCGTCATTCGCATTTTTAGTCGGACGTGATCGTTGGGAAAAGCGCAACGGGAAGAACGTTCGAATTATTGAAAAGGTTTCACGATTGATTGATGTGTCGCCGGTAGTCCTGCCCGCCTATCCCGCCGCATCGTCCGGGATTGCCCAGCGTGAACAACACGATGGTGAGGTTGAACGGCCAAACCTTCGTGATTTTATTTTAAGAATAACTAAACTTGAAAACTGAATCATGAATTCAATCCAATTGCGCGAAAAGCGCGCCGCATTGGTTAACGAATTGAACCAAATCGTTGCCAGCGCACAAGCCGAAGGCCGTTCAATGAACGCCGAAGAAAATCAAAAATTCGACAACATCGAAACCGATGTTCGTGGTATCAAATCCGAAATCGAGCGCATCGAGCGTGCCGAGGAATTGAAGCGCGAATTTGCCGCCAAAAAAGAGGAGCGCGCAGAGGTCGCCGAGCGTCAAGCCGTTACCAAGGGTGAGGCATTCAGCAAGTACCTTCGCCGTGGTATGGCCGGTTTGAACGCGGAGGAGCGTCAAGCAATGATGGAGGTTCGCGGAACCGATCCCCAATTGACTACCCCCGACGCCGATGGCGGTTTCCTTATCCCCGAAGATTTCAGCAACGCTTTGGCGGTTGCAACGAAATTCACCGGTGAGGTTGAGCGTCTTGCACAGGTGTTGAACACCACAAGCGGCGCAACATTGCCTTATCCAAAGGTCAATGATACATCAGTCGTTGCGGCTATCCTTTCCGAGGGTTCCGCCGAAACTGTTTCCGACATGACCTTCGCCGCCTTGAACTTGGGTGCATACACCTATTCTTCAAAGGTTGTCAAGGTTTCATACCAATTGATGCAGGATAGCGCGTTCAATCTCGATTCATTCTTGGTTGACACATTGGGCCAGCGTATCGCACGCGGAACCAACGCACATTTCACCACCGGTACCGGCTCAAGCCAACCAACGGGTGTCATCACCGCCGCATCCAGCGCATTGACCGCCGCGAGCGCATCAGCAATCACGGCCGCCGAAATCCTCGAATTGATCCATAGCGTTGACAAGTCGTACCGCAATAGCCCCAAATTTGCTTTGATGGCTAACGACAACACGATGTCCGCCATCCGCAAACTGGGTGTTGGTTCATCTAACGATTTCCCCGTGTTCATTCCTTCAATGGCCGCCGGCGAACCCGACCGCGTGTTTGGTGTTCCCGCATACGTGAACAATGACATGGCCGACATCGCCACAACCGCGAAACCAATCGTTGTTGGTGACTTCGACAAATACGTCGTTCGCAATGCAGGTGGTGTTCAAATGTTGCGTTTGAATGAGCGTTACGCCGATTCGCTTTTGCTCGGATTTATCGCCTATTCAAGAAAGGACGCCGGATCAATCGATGATTCCGCATTCCGTTACATCACCATGGCCTAATCCATAGATGATGGAGGTTGAATTCATTCAACAAATCGTTGGCAAAGGGTTCGCGTTCTCCGTTGGGGAACGCGTAACCCTCGCCAATGATGTTGCAGAGGATTATATCGCGGCGGGGTACGCGGTACCGGTTGCAAAACCGGCCGTGAAACGTGCCGAGCGTGCCACTAAAAACAAGGGCGAAAAGCGATGAGCATTTCAATCATCACCCCGGCGGTTTCGGAACCATTGTCATTGACCGATGTGAAGGAATTCCTTCGTGTCGATCATTCCGATGACGATACAACGTTGACCATCATGATTTCCGCGGCCCGTGAATTGTGCGAACAATACACGCGCCAAATTTTGATGACGACGACAATCGAGGAATTCTATGATATGTTTCCGGATTACACGCCCGCGGATAAGGACATCATATATTTGTCCCGCGGTCCCGTGCAATCGGTTTCGTCGGTCAAATACATCGACGATGCGGGTGATGAAAAAACAATCAATTCGTCCAAATATCGGACGGATTTGATTTCACAACCATCACGAATCATTTCGGAGGATGGTTGGTTCAGTACAAAGGACACGACGAACGCGGTCATTGTCGAATATGTTGTCGGCTATTCATCCGCATCGGATGTTCCGGCACCATTGCGGCAGGGCATATTGTTGGTCATTGCCGACATGTACGAAAACCGAATCGATTCGGTCAAGCGTTTGCCGACGGCATCGGAGTATTTGTGGAACCCGTTTCGCGTGTTTACGTTCTAATGAATCCGGGGGACCTTGATCAGCGCATCACGATTCAAACGTTTTCGGCGGCGGAAATAAACGCGACCGAATTCGTTGATGAATACGCAACGCGCGTCACAAACGATTTCGGCGAAACGGAAACGACGACGTGCGTCGTCACCGATGTTCAAACATTGGGCGGTGTGTCCGATGATTTTTTCGGCCAAAACAATGTTGATTTTTCAACGTTGTCAAATGTTTGGGCGAAGGTCGAGGAAAGGTCGGGCAATGAGGCCGAACGCGGAAATCAAATCGTCGCAACAAAACGCGTCGATTTCATCATTCGTTACAAATCCAATTTGAACGAACAAATGCGGATTGTGTATCGTGGTAACACGTACAAAATCCAATCAATCATCAACGAGGATGCCCGGAAGGCATTCATGCGAATCACCACCGAAATCACCGATTGATATGGCACGGAACTACACGGCAAGGGGTGGTGATGCGGCGGGGATTGGTATCGATTCCGCCGAACTACAACGCGAATTTCAAAAGGTTGTCGCCGAACTGGAAAAATTCGGCAACAAATTAGACGCGAATGAATTGGGCAAAATTCAACGTCGCGCATTGTTTGTGACGCGTGATGCCATGAAATCCAACATCACGGATTTCAAGGATGGCGAATTCAAGGTGTACCGCAATGGTGGGGTGTATGCCGAAATCACGGCGGGACAATTGCAAAATTCAATCGGCATTCGTAAATCACGAACACGCAATCCAAAATTGACGACCGCATATTGGGTTGGTCCGATTGTGAAGGGGGCATTCAAGGATCCCGAAAAGGGCGGTTGGTTCGCGCATTTCCTAAATTACGGGGGAATGGTTGGAGGCAACAAACGTTCCGGTTCCGGTATGCCATATTCCGGCAAAAACAAAGGGTTCGCCGATAAGGCAAAGGCCAATACCATCACGCAGGTCGTCGGATATTTCACAATGAACGTGAAATCATACATCGAAAAAACCTTCAATCGTTCATTGTCATGATTGGTAAGGTCATCAAATACAAATTTGACACCGACACGAATTTGAATTCGTTGTTCGGTGGAAGGGTGTTCCCCGTTGTCGGGGCGCAGGGGCAGGCGTCGCCGTTTGCCATATATGAGGTTGTGAACGTCACAACATCAATGTCAAAGGATAGCGATTCACACGTCGACGACGTATTGGTGCGAATCACGATTGTTTCGTCCAAATATGCCGATGTTCAAAACGGAATTGAATACATCCGAACCGCGTTCGTCCGCATGAATGAAACCATCCGCGGGGTGGTTGTTCAATCGTGCAAATATGACGGCGAACGCGATTTGTTTTCCGAGGACGAACGTACCTTTGGGTCGCAAATCGATTTGGCGTTTCGAGTAATTAAATCATAAAAAATGAAAGAGGTCAAACTGGCAAAGGATTGGGAAATCATGAACAACCGCGTTGTTCGGGCAGGATCACGCGTAATGGTTCCCGAACACATTGCCAAACAATTGAAGGAACAGGGGTTTCTTCAAATCAAATCCGAATCTAAAAATCAACAATAATCATGGCCGCATCAACAAGCATCATGAACGCAACGGATGTGCTGATTCAATTCAGCACGGACGGCGTGACATATTCCGAGGTCGGACGTTGTACGAGTGCCTCGCTTTCCGTTTCAATGGAAACGCGCGACACATCGAACAAGGATTCCGCAGGGTGGCGCGAATTGTTGGAAGGACAAAAATCATGGTCCCTTTCGGGCGATGGTTTGGTGACCTACAACATCGCAAGTGCCGACGGATATTCCGATTTGTGGGGATATCTTACCGGACGCACCAAATTGTACGTGAAATTCGGTTCCACCACTACCGATGAGAAATATTATTCCGGACAGGGATTTTTGACATCATTGGACCAAGAGGCGGGAATGGAGGACAACGTGACGTATTCATTCAGTTTTGAAGGAACCGCCGCGTTGACCGAGGCGACAAACTAATGCGTAAATTTGCAGGGGGGCGGCAACGCGTCGTCCCCCTTTATTAAAAAATCACAATCATGGTTGAATTTATTGAAATAAACGGCAAACGATACCCCGTGCGGTTTGGGTTCAATGCATTGCGTGAATTCACGGCAATCACCGGGACCACATTGGGCGAATTGCAAAACCTACAAAACACCATCACATTGGATCATGCCATCAAATTGGTATGGTGTGGATTCAAGGATGGCGCACGAAAGGAAAAAATGCCATTCGGATTGTCCGTCGATGATATCGCGGATTTTTTGGATGACGACAATTCGATTTTGGAAAAAGCGTTTGACACGTTCAATAAGCAATTCGGCACGGATGAAAAAAAATAATTGACCAACGTGATGGTCGCGACGAATCCGAACCGCCCACATGGGACACATTGGAGGCGTATGCGTTTGGTCAATTGAATTTGCGACCGGGTGATTTTTACGATATGACGCCGAGGGAATTTCAAAATATGTCCAACGGCTATTCGGAAAAATTACAAAGGCAATACCGCGGGGATTGGGAACGCGCCCGCTGGATTGCATCGGTGACGATTGCGCCACATACAAAAAAGCGCATCAAACCGAAAGATTTGATGACGTTCCCGTGGGAAATTAAAAAACAAGGACCGAAACGCGTGTGGTCACGTGGTGAGGTTTTAGATGCGATAAACAAGAAATTCAACAAATGAATCTTTCGTCAATCAACCTTCGGTTCTTCGCGAACATCGCGCCATTGGTTTCCGGACTGAATAAGGCGGAACGGGCAATGGATCGCGCCGGCAAAAAGATGCAGGCCGTCGGTAAGAATTTGACGATGAAGGTCACCGCACCAATCATTGGAATGGGTGCCGTTGCCGTCAATACGTTCCAAGGGTTCGAATTGCAGATGGCGAAGGTCAAGGCCGTTTCGGGTGCGACGGGTGCGGAATTTGAGGCGTTGTCGAAGAACGCGAAGGATTTGGGCGCATCAACCATTTTCAGCGCATCACAGGTTGCCGAATTACAAACGGAATTTGCCAAATTAGGTTTCACGGCCGCGGAAATCACGCAGGTGACGGAGGCGACGTTGGCGTTGGCGCAGGCGACGGATTCGGATTTGGCACGTGCGGCGGAGGTCGCCGGTTCAACATTGCGCGCATTCCAATTGGATGCATCGCAAACCGAAATGGTCACGGACGTCATGGC